TTCTGTATGGAACCTGAACAACATTTCCCAACAGGACAGGTGAATTTCAGTCTTGTAAATAACCAACTTTTCACGTTCAACCTGACAGAGAATACAACAAGTGATAGACACGTCGATATATACGCTTTAAGCTACAACATACTTAGATTAGATAAAGGTATGATGCGAGTAATGTTTAATACGACATGAACATGCAAACAGGTTTTGGTGATTCGGGTGACAATATGGCCGAGCAGTACATCAGTACAATGATGAACATTGTCACACCCGTATTGGAAAAATCCATGGTGTTGGCTTGTGAATATGCGAAAGCTTGTGGGAGAGATATTGTACTCCCAGAAGATATCGAATATGCAAGTAAGTACTGTGCCATGTACACAGTTGGGGAGGATATCGGAACTATATTCCCCGAAATTTATAACGAAGATGACGAGGATGAAGAAGAGGGAGATGACATCATTGAAGAAATTGACGAACAGGACTGTCCACCATTCGCAAGATACTCTGGTACAGAAGAAAGATTCAAACGTATCAATGAAGCCTATGACAGATGGGATTCGTGGCAGCCTCAAAATCCGACAGAAGTCATGTTAAAAAATGCTATTAATAGTAATGGACCCAGTGGGGTGGACTAATAATGAATTTAAGGTTATAGATGGTGACTCAGAATCAGACAGTGATTCGGATTCTGACACTGAGTCGGAAGAAAACAATCAGGGGACTAAGGGTTATTCTACACAGAAGTACAAGAAAATCCTAGATGAGGTTGAATTATTACCAGAATAATTTTCTATACTTACAGTAAATGTCTACCGCCGCTCTCGAAACTGTTCAGGTTCTCACCAAGGAGCTCCAATCTCAGTCTCTCAACTCCGTCGTCGCGGGTTTCTCCTTCGCGGCTGCCATCTCGTGGCTTGATCTCGTTCGTTGGGCTATCAACCAGATTGTCCGCGTCCAGAAGAACGGCGGCCTCCACTACGGTCTCACCGCTCTGTTCACGACTCTCCTCTCCGTCGTTGTGTACCTTGTGATCGCCCGCTTCTCCCCCGGTGTGAAGAAGCCCATCGCTCCCGTGTACGCTGTCACCCGCTAAGCTTTCTTACGTGTGATGACCAGAGTAAGCACACCAAAAAATAAAATTATAGAAATCAAGACATATTGTCTCCATCTATACGGATCCTCAAAATCGGGGATGCTTATAGGCGGCGGTAAAACCCCAACATCTGGTGCAGTGTGCTTGGAGAGTGATTTGAACTTTCCAGTGTTACATTCAACCTGAAACTTCAGGATGTGATCCTGATATCTAAAGTCGTAAGGAATAAGACGTCCGTGACTCATATAGAAAAATTGAATTCGAATGTCTTTAATCATTTTTTGACTTCCAGAATGAAACTTATGCTCAACTACGTCGTCAGCACCGTTAAAATTTATAAAGTCTGAACCATCGAGAAGTATATGGCCTGTGTAGAAGGGTGTAGATGTGTAGACAGTTTGTGTAAATTCATCAGAACCAGCTGAGATCTTTAAAACAAGAGAATTTGGACCGTTGAAATTTGCTGCACCAAATTTAGTGTTACTTCCATTCGATATCTCAATGTCTTCCGGGGGTGCACCAAGAATTTGATGAAGTGTTGTACGAGACGCACTACTATCATCGTATCCATAGTCACCTGTCTTAAAATTCAGTATAACTGTGCCCACACTACTACCATCACTGATATACGTTGGGTTACCAGTTGAGAACTTGTTATTTGAAGCATCATATGTCATACCTAAATTGATATTATTCCCCAAACTATTAAACAAATTAGCTATACCAGGTCCATCATAATTTCCTTGTGGAAGCGTCGCATTTTGAGGGCCAGATAAAGTTGCATTGGGGGCAGGGTCAATTGTATAAAAAACTAGTTTATTATTAGTCTCACAAATCAAAAATTGTGGAGTAGGAATACGAGCAGACACAAGTTTGAAATTCGTAATGTCGTAAATTGGGTTCTCCAAGGTAACAGTATAATCGTTCAAGTTGGAGGAGTATATATTCGAGTCGCGCTGACTACTATCGATTTCTAAAGTATGGACCTCCATTAAAATTTGCGTATAAAATTTTAATGGGTGTTTTGATTTATATATTTATGATTAATTGATGGTCTTGCTGAAAGGATTGTTCGCAAGTTGGTTCTTAGCTATGTCTAACCCGTTATCCGCCACACGAGGATTGATATTACCCTTATAGGGGTTAAGCTCGGTGTACTGATTCTTTTTGTAGTGTTGCATCCACCCACCATTGGCACCACCTGTGCGTCCGTCAATGCGAGTCTTGTCATGGCGAATTGTGGTAAGAGCACCGTGCTGATTAACAGGCTTCTCACGAACATTCATACGACCGGGATTTCCGCTCCTGTTTGGTTTAGAACGACGTTCGTCGGGGCGAATACCATACGCAAACTGCTGATTAACACTGTAGCCAGTATTGTCCATACCCTCACTATTCAACATAGCAGCGGGTGCCGCAGTGTAACCACCATAGAAGTTGGAGATGCCAGGAGCTGGATTGTTCACATGCATAAATTGTGTATCATGTACATCACCCTTGTTGCGTGTAGGAAGTTGTGGTACAGATTGGGCAGGAATGAAACGCTTCCCAGGTGTTTTATCGAGACCATCGGCTCGGTGGCCTGTTTGAGACCTGTTGGTAGTTCGCATAGCCTTTTGATGAGAAGCACGTGGGACTGCACCACTCATTCCCTGAGCACGACCAAATACAGGTGGACGACGCTCGGGAAGATACGCAGTTTTTTCGGGTTGATTGTGAGTTAATTCACCAATTTCCGCTCGTCGGCCACCCTTTATATCAACGGCGGGACCCGAACGACCGGGTAAAGTTGTAAGACGGTAGGCTCCTGTATTTACGGGGTTGACACGGAAAAGCTGTTGATAACCACCAGCCGACTCAACGTTTGCTCCAACACCCAAACCTGGACCAACGAGCTTCTGTTCAATAGGCGAAAGATTATTCATACGACCCTGATCATAGAGACGACCACGCATATCTAAAAGCTCTTGACCACCTGTGCGACTTTGAGGGGCGATAACAGAAAAGGAATCGACTTCAGTCTTCCTATCTTGAAAAGGGTCACTGAACTCGATTTCTTCGAACTCAGTTTCAAATAGTTCTGGCTCCTCTTCAACAACTTTTTTAGGTTGTTCTGGAACTTCGCTAAGTTTTCGACCAGCGTAGATTAGACCGGCAACTGCCATCACAGAAACAGGATCTGCCATTCTTACTTGAAACCAATATTATTTTTACTGTGGTAAATACCTTTGATTAAACATACTATTTTGAACATACGCACGTGTGCTGAGAGGTTCATAAGTCCTGGTACGAAGAGGAACCTTGCACGCAGTATTGTTGATAGGGAAGTAACCACTCTCATGAGGGGTGACTACAACCTTGTTGAAACGAGTCGTGGCTTGGGGACGAAGTTGATCACTTACTTCGATAAAACGAGCTGGGGAACCCTTACCCGCCATATAAGGGGCAGTACCATAAACCATGGTAGAAGGGCGGCAGCAGTAATTTAATGCACTAGGTTGAGGATAAACGAAAACCTCGTCGTCGGCCCTATTGAGTGGAGGGGCACCACCACCTGAAAGAATGTTCAGTCCTGGCTGGAGCTGATACGCCATATTACTATTACTTGAGAAAATTAAGCTACATGACCAGCTCTCAACCCAGAACCTCTGTGCATACCAGATCGTTTATCACCCGCGGAATCCAAACCCCCAAACGCCTCGAGCTGTACACCCCTCGCATTGGGGTCACAGTATGTGCTATCGGTCCTGCAAGTAGGACCAAGCTTCTTACCATAACACCACTCAGCGAATCCCGTTTGATCACCAACAGCCGTAGTTACGGGATTCGAAACAAACTGTCGAGCCATAGCGTTGGCTTGATACGCAGGTAGAGCTGTCCTGGAACGACCAGGCATGTACTTTGTACGATTTTCTAAAGAGTTACTGATTCTATTTTTGACCGAGGAATGATAACACGCGGAAGGTCGATCGGGGCGATCCACGAAATCAGACAGTAACATGTTACCCATAGGGTTGTCGTCTGTGGGTAAGACACATGTAGACTCGGCATTTTCTTCAATTACTGTAGGTCTAGCGTGACCCTCCTTAACCATTCCGGAGTTATACATAACGTATAGAACACCTAAAACGGTGGCCGCTAAAACGAAGATTCGGGGGTCACGACGAATGAGATAGATAAAGCACGCGGCGTAGATGATGAATCGTGAAGCGGCATTCACTCGTTCCTCCGCCGTCTGCTTGTTCGTCGGCCAGAACTGCAAAACCTTTTTATGATTAATGAGTTCCTGTGGGTTGTCAAACCAAACCATCATTTATATATGACTGAGTTTATTTTTTCAACATGGAGCTAAACATGTTCATGAGAGCCTTTTCATCGATTTGACCGTCACCATTCTGCATCTTATCGGCACAGTCCTTGGCGACATTCTCGATCACGGAGAGCGTCTCTTGGGGGATTGCAGTAATAGTGGTACCAAGCATGTACAAAGTTTGGAGGTATTGCCAAACAGCGTTCTTAGTACCCTCGGACATCTTATCCTTCCAGTACTCCTCGATGTTCAAGTCCTGAAGAAACTCAATACCCTTAATATCATCAAGGAAGAAGCTTTCATCCTTCTGAGTAATCTTCTGGGCATATGCACCTACACCACCCATATAGGCTTCAACACACTTACGAGGATTTGTGGACTTGAGAAGATCAAAAGAAGTCATAAACTTCTTGATTCCCTTCTCATCGGGGAAAGTTTTATGCAATTCCACAAGAAATTGACCCATCATATCATTAAATGCTGATACTGAAGCCATTTTATACTATGTATAATATTTTTATCTTTAACTTAGAAAGGTTCGCTAGAAATGACCTCCCTTTGTGCTAAACCATTTGCTACGATGAAATACACTAAAATGGCATTAAGCACCGCGGGTTTAACATAGCTGCTGTTAGGGAGTTTATCTTCGTTATTAATCCTAGCCTTCGCGTGAATATATCCCGCGGTAATGAGGGCTGCTATGAGTCCTGCCCACACGGGGTCTCGGAGATAGTCTGAGAGTTCCATTTAATAATAGGCAACTTTTTTTGTTCTCTGGTCAGCAGCATCGTTGAATAAAACATCATCGTCGTCGCCTGTCATTTCGGGTTGACGTTGAGGTTGAGGTTGAGGTTCTGGGTCCGGGGATCGCACATTTTGAATTGTTTTAAACTCGTTAGCTAACCCGGATGGTTGTGTTGTAGGATCCAGATCGGGAGAAGGCTCGGGCTCTGTTTCAACAACAGGGGGTTGTTCCGAGTCATCTGGGGATTCGGCTTGGGGTTCCTGGGGCATTTCATTCATATCGTCATATACATCGGGGTCTTCTGTATCCTCGATTTGCTCTTCGTCATCAATATTGATCTGATTACCATCGGGAGACATGTAAGTCTGTAAAATCTGTTGAACAGGAATCAACTGTTTTACGGTGTTCTCAATACATATAGAAATACGTGTAGTGAGTTTATCATCCCGAATATGCTCAGATTGCTCTTCGTGATAAATGTAGGGATCACGGTATAATTCTTTAGCAACATTATCGTAGCAAGATTGAATGAAAACCTCGTTGCTAGGAACCTTTAACGAAATTTTCTTATTCTCAGCCTTGAGACGAACAGAAGAAAGAATCTTCACGCAACTAACAAATACAGCGGCGAGTAAATCATTGAACCATGCACAACGTCCAGTGATGTTATCGCTGTGACGCTTAGACATAGCATTACTCCAGTTTGGAACTTCCTTTAGCAGATTTTGGTATTGTATAAGAACCTTGCGTCCCTTAGACATCTTGTGAGCTTCTTCATACATTTCAGCAAATACTTCGATCATTGGTGGAGCCATGACCTGACAAAGAGCCGAAAGGTATTCTTTTTTAGCTTCTACTAGAATTCCAAGTGGTTCAGACATGGTATACTATAGGAAGATACAAAATTTATTATAAGTCCTACGCACCACCGCTCCTGTATTTATTAGCCATCTTTTTCAGATTTATAAACGATGGCAAGTCGGAATCATCAGAAACGATTGTGGAACTTGTTTTATTGGTACGTTTGGTTGAACCCCACGTAACGTAAAGATCTATGGAACTGAGGGTTCGAACATTAAAACCACCCAACTCTAATTGTCTTTTTAGATATGTACAGGCCTGGGAACGGTCATAGGTTGGAAATCCAAAAACAACTGCAGGAACTCGTAAGAATACACATTTACCACCTAATTCTACGGTGTGTCGGATCTTTCTGCAGAATTGTTCATGGATTTTCTTGTACAACTCCTTTTTATTCTTTTTTCTGTTCATCTCGATACCTGCAATATCAGATGCATTGATCATTACAATTACTGTAATTTATTTTTTGCCGCTTGTAACTCAACCCCGGATACTTCTACCTTCTTCTTCACAAGTTCATAATTGAAAAACTCTTTAGCTTGAACATCAGACTGTTCATAAGGGGTAGTATCATTGGGAAGAATCACATCGATGGGCTGCTTTGTAGATCCTATAACTTCTACCTTGGGCTTAACACGGATATCGACTGTCAGTGTAAAACCGGAAACAAAATTGACCTTGCTTATAACCATAAACATGCACCTGTAGAAGTAGTTACCAGTCTTGGGATGTTCAAATTTTTTAGCAGCAATAGTTTCAATAATATAGTTGGGCTTCTTGTATTTCTCTCTGACGTGTTTATTTGTAGCCATCACAAGTTCGTTCATCAAGTCATGACCTATCTCAGCCTTCTTCTCAACAAATTCATCTACATTGACCATCTGTTCGACTTCAAGTTCCCGCTGGGTTTTTTTTGTGCCAGGGAAAAACAAAATAACCAGAGCAATCACCAACGCGGCGAGTATGTAAACACTGTTCATTATTATATATGCGTTAATTTTTTTCGAGAAATAAATGAAGTATCTATAAGATGTCTCTTCTGGTGTATAGTCCCAACTGTCCTCACAGCATTGATATCATTGAGTATGTTAAGAATAATCCTCAGCTTAAGCAGCTCGTGAGATTTCATAACATAAATACACAGGGAATACCTTATAATTATAAGTCTAGTATCACAAGAGTCCCAACTATGTTAACTAAAAATGGGAAACTTTTAGTCGGTAAAGAAATAAAGAACTGGTTAACATCACTCTTACCAAATAACAGTCTCCAACATCACGAGTTTGGTGCATTTGGATCGTCTATGTCGTCGATTGATGGTAAAGATGATGATGATGGTGTGTTCAATTTAGATAATTATGGGGTATCCTTACAACCAGCAATGACTAAAGAACTTGAAGAACGAATTAATCGTAGTGTCAACGAAGCGTATAATAATATAAAGAGTTAAAACGCGTTTTTATTAGTCATGAAACTTGTAACTATACAGGCATCAGCTATAAAATCTACATTTGAAGTTCTTAAGGATATCCTTAATGACGTTAACGTCTATTTCAACCCAGATGGTATGACTATTACTAGTCTAGATACTGCACGTGTGGCACTTGTTGATGTGTTTTTGTCGGCCGATAACTTTGATGAGTACACATGCGAAAACCCTATCATAGCAGGTATAAATATCACAAACACTTTCAAGCTTCTTAAAACAATCACAAACAACGATGTACTGACTCTATCCGTGTCGAGCAAAGAATTTATGGACATCGAGATTACGAGTGAGGCTAAGAAAACCACGACCAAGTTTCAGCTCAAGCTCCTGGATATTAACGAAAACAGGATAGAGGTTCCCACACAAAATATGACCACAGTTACAACTATGCAATCAGCCGAGTTCCAACGTATGTGCAGAGACATGTCTAACATTGGAACAACTATTGAGATCATTCGTGATAAGTCTTTCTTGACACTCAAGTGTATGGGAGATTTCGCCAATCAAGACACAACAATTGAATGTGTCGACGAAAGCCCGTACATTTCAGGGTGTTATTCTTTGAAATATATGAATACCTTTACAAAGGCTACAAGCATGTGTTCAACTGTGCAGTTGATGCAGGAACCTGATAGTAAATTTCTTATTTTGAAATATAACGTTGCTGACTTGGGAGAGCTTAAGTTTTACCTTGCCTCTAAGGTATCTGAAGACTCTTAATCGTATCTTCGTGAGTTGATATAACTTTCGTCATACCCAAAGCATTAGTCAGTCTAATTTTGGGTAACTGTTCTTTCAGAACGTCTTCATCGTACCTCAAAAAATCATGAATAGATACATCTTCACCGTGGAAATCACTCTTAGGTCCACCATACTTTTTTACCTTTGATGTAATATCACGTACAGGTTTATTATTGAAATCAAGTAAAACAGCACTTGTCAAAGGGATATTGAAACTCATTGATTCCCTGACGGCATATGGCCAGACTACTTCAATATCATTCGTAATAAACTTGTATTGCTTATTATTGTACCAGTATTTGATACGAAGAATCGTACGACTCACATTCTCGGGAACTTTCTCTCCTACATGTGCGTCATCCGACACATCTACCCAGTAAAAGTTTAGTATTTTATCGTTCCAATATTTTGATTCTTTATCCCAAAATCCATCTTCATCTACTGTATATTCCATGTCATGATTTACACAATATTCGAGTTCTTTACTTTCAATTTTAAAATCGGGTTTATCGGTAATCCTACGATACATACCATACAACCATATAATGACATTGCTTAAAAGATTACGTAACATCTATTATTAATGGAAGGTAACTTTTTAAGTAGATACAAGAATAAACTTGATAATTGGACACGTCTAATAGAAGAGGAGCCTCACAATAAAGGTCGTTATGAATCGGAGATGAGTGACTATATCATAAAGTGTATGCCGTATATGAAAATGTATATAGAAGAAGGTAAGGAACAGACAAGTACTGACAATGTATTTAACGCAGTCGAGACGAATGGTATTCAGAGAAAGGATATTTTCACAGACTATTTGATAGATGTTGAAAAGAAGAATATATATAGGCACATACAAAAAGAGGAGGAAAAATGTCAATACTGTGAATATAGTAATATCGTTTACTTTCATGACACAAGTGAGGCTGTGTGTGATTCATGTGGGTTAGTGGTATCTATTCTTACAAACGAAGAACCTACTTATAAGGAGGAGCAGGAGTTGTTCGAAAAGATTATCAACTACTCATACAAACGTGAAAATCACTTCAATGAATGGCTCTCACAATTCCAAGCACAAGAGATGACTACCATACCTGAAGAGGTCATAGAACAATTACGTGCGGAATTGAAAAAAATGAAGATCAAAAATGTAGAGGATATTACACATGCTAAAATTAGAGGACTTTTGAAAAAACTGAAATGGAACAAATATTATGAGCATGTACCTTACATAACCAATATACTAAATGGCATCAAGCCACCAAACATGCCACAAGAATTGGAGGAACGATTACGAATCATGTTCAAGGATATTCAAAAACCATTCGATGATAACTGTCCTAAGGATCGTAAAAACTTTTTGAGTTACTCATTTGTTTTATACAAATTTTGTGAGCTTCTCAGTGAAGATTCATACTTGAAATATTTTCCTTTGTTAAAATCGAAAGATAAGTTGTATCAACAAGATGTCATATGGAAAAAGATTTGTGCGGCTAATAGATGGGAGTTCATTCCAACGGTTTGACGATCTTTCTTACTTCAACTTCTCTCCCAGAGAAGGGAGGGAAGTTAATGAGATAAGCACATTGTAAACCTGTTAGAGTTAGGTAGTTCAATGCTTGTGTCTCAGATTGATCTGTGAGTGTCTTTATTGTCTTAAATTCAAGTACCTTTTCATTATTGACAATAATGTCGGCTCGAAGATTCCCTATGATATGACCCTCGAATGGTATAGGCACTATCCTTTCGGACTCGTAAGGAATACCATTCTTTCGTAGAAGAACTTCCATAGCGTTGTGATATACACGCTCACTGTACCCAGGTCCTAGAGTTGTATAAATTTTAGTGGCCAAGGCTTCGATGTCCATTAAAATTCATGGTAGCCAATCCTTTATATCAAAGGTATATCTTATATGGAACTACACAATTGTAGCGGCGATGAATTTTGACCGTTTGGTCATTTAGATACTCTACAAGTTTTTCTACTAAGTCTTTGATTTCGGCATACTTCGTCTTATCTAACATATATTGACGAAGTAAATCACCCCCCGTATCTATAAACATTTGGTGAATATTTCGGATGTCTCTATTCTTCTCCCGTAATTTGTCTCTGCGTTGGAGTTCTGTTTTAAACCTGGTTTCAGATATGTCGTTTAACATATAATTTACCCGCAACCACAGATTATCATTGTCGTATATCTCATCATAACGATAGTTTAAATCTCGTGCCAAATCTGCGATTATTCTCCTTATGCGGTGCATGAAAGCATTGTGTTGTAGTTCATAGAAGTCAGGTACACCCCCACATGGTATATCACCATGCTCTCGACTTGTGAAGTGTTTATTTTTGAACTCCATGTAATGAGGGTTATGTATTCTACCGGTTTCTATGCGTCCAGTTGTCCAGCTAAAAGCGGTATGACACTCTGTACACCACATCTGTGCACAACCATCTATTTTATAAATCATAGTCCCACATTTAGGACACGGTTTAGTGTCCCGCTTTAAGAGTTTCATAGTCTTTACAGAGTCTGGATTACACGTATGATCTTCTTCTTTCAACTCGTTACATTTATTACAAAACGTATTTTGACACAAACCACAATACCAGTTTTCGTCGATGAACCCTTTGCAATCTTCTTTTGGACATTTTCTAGTCAACTTAGACTGTGATGCAACAACATGCGTTCTTCTACGCAATCTATTAAGATCTGCAAACGATTGTGTCATTTCATTATTTAACTGTATCAGTTCTGGAAGACTTCTACGTTGCTCCATAGTAAGACCCTGTGAAGTATATCTATGATGTAGTTGCATAAGATGTATACGATGTTCATCTATACGTTTGTTCAATCGTCGCATTTGAACTATTCTCTCAACTTCGGGTTGCGTCTCAGGCATCCGAACCTTCTCCCTATCAAATAATACATTCTCCCTATGCGTTTTATACAAATTGTTCCTAAAATGTCGTGTACAAAAACTATCTACAAATTCTCTATTCCATAAATTTTTACACTTGAAACAATGGGGATCTTCCATAGACGATAATAAATATCTCTGACAACATGTCTTACATGCAGACAAGTCACAAAAAGGACAGGTAACTTTTTTGTGATTTGTCTTGTTAAATGAATCACAACATACACCACAAATGTCCTATTAATTAAAGATTGAGCTTAAGTCTTTAACTATTTATTGAA